ATTCGGAACCGTTATAACAAGGTTCTACGATAAAACAAATAGGAATACTTAAGAAGCTCTCTCATAGTTGGTGGTTTTTGGTTTCACCCTCAGGTAAAAACTGGGGGTGTTTTATTATAATAAAGCCCCATCGTAGAAACGACAGGGCTACCTTTATTTCAAAAAAAACACACAAACTATTTTTTCTTGAACTCTTGCATTGCGTAAGTTAACATACCAACCAAGGTTAATACGTATAAGCTTCTAGTGATCCAATGCCATTCAAGTGGATTAAACTCATTAACTATAAAAGCAAATGGTAAATAAACACCTGCTAACAAAACTAATAAATTAATTACAATCTCTTTAATATTTGTTCTCATAAGAATAAGTTAAAATGGCAAGTCCTTTTTTGGCTTACCGTCAGCTACCCAAGTGTCTAGCTCGATGTAGAAACCTGCTTCACCTGGTTTAGCATCCTTTTTGTTTTTAATAAGAATGTTAGCCCAACCATTATTAGTTGCTGCAAAGTCATTCATTTTCTTTAAATCATCAGGGCCGAAAGATACTTTCTTAAACTCCCCAAATGCTGTCTTCATTGTGAAAGACCTTCCTAGGAAAATCTTCTCTTTAGTTACTGCCATTGTTTTTTGTTTTATTTATTAAATACTATTGCTCTTTGATTCAGGCTTTGTAGCTGCTAAGATTTCTTTTAGCTTAGGCCTATGTTTCATATCTATTGCAAAGTCAATTAAGACTTGTTGTAAAAAGTCAAAAGTTTCCTGTGAGAAAACATCTTTGTTTTTCTTTACTGTTTTAGGGGCTTTCAATTCCTTGTTTTCTAATTCTAAATCTTCCATTTTGTTTTGTTTTAACGGCCTTGCCCTCGGTAAACCTTGGGCTTAGCACTATGTTTATTAAATGATTTCTTAGCTGAACCTCGTTTTCTACTTCCGAAGCTCACCTTTCTCGAATCTCCAGTCTTCGTTTTCGCCATCTTTATAGATTTTTACTTGTATTGTTTCATCTCTAATCTGTTGGCAAAGCATCGCAGTTCCTCCTGCCATTGATAACTCTTCTAAGAATACCATTTGATCCGCAGACATTCTATCGCCAATAGCTTTTATTTCACAGCAAACAAAGTAACCATACTTTTTATTGTAACCAATAATGTCAGGAACTCCTTTTCTACCTATAAAGGCTCTACCTCTAACAGCTAAGTTATTATTCCTCCATACTTCATTGCCACCATCCTTTAAAAAGTCTAACATCATCTTTGTTAAATTACTTGCTGATAGGTATGCCATCACCAAAATTACAATATATTATTAATATACATTAATACCAGCGAATGAGTTCATCAGTTGGCATCTTAACATATTTTATTTTATCCTTTACTTTTATCTCACCTATTCTCCAATATCTTCTAGCCTTTACTCGTAAAAACTCTGCTCGTATAAATACTATTCTATCTCTTAAGTCTAAGTTAAAAGCAAAGAACTCTACCCTTTCATCTGATATGCCACTAGGCTTACCATCGTTCTCATACTCTAGCAAAAAATAACCCTTCTTTAAGGCTTCAGTTTGATGTATGACTAAAACCTTTGTACTCTTAGCAAATATTCTAATAGCTTGGTAGGTACCATCTACAGCCTTAGCAGCTTCTATCTCAAACTTTCTTCTATTTCTATAGCCCTTGGACATAATCTTGGAAGGTCATTGTTTCAGGTAAAAATCTTAATGCTAAGTTTTTTGTGGCTCCGTGTCTATTTTTCTCCACCTTACATACTACTAAGTCACTAGGAGAATATTCTCTACCACCAATCTCTACTGACTCAGTTTGTTCGTAGTAGCCTGGTCGCATTAGCATTATCACAGCATCAGCATCTTGTTCTATTGATCCTGATTCTCTAAGGTCAGATAGCTGAGGCATCTTATCTCCTCGTTCTTCTACTCTGCGTGATAATTGGGATAGGGCGATAATAGGTACTTCCAGCTCTTTGGCAAGTGCTTTTAGGCTCCTACTAATGTAGGATACCTCTTGCTCTCGGTTTTGGTTTGACTTGCCAGTACCACTCATAAGTTGAAGGTAATCGATAAAGATAATCTTTATGCCATACTTCTGTTTAAGAATAGTTGCTTTGGCTCGTAGCTGGGTTACACTAATACCGCCCATATCCTCTATGTAGATGGGGGAAGTAAGTATCTTGTCGTCAGTTCGCATTAAGTGAACTTTTTCGTTATCAGTCAGTAAATTCATTCTAAGGCGTTTTAAGGGCAGTTCAGAGCTAATTGACTCTAACCTTTCAACTAACTGATTGGAGCTCATTTCGAGGCTAAAAATGGCCGTAGCGATGCCTCCTTGGATTGCTATGTGGTAGATACTAGAAAGCATAAAGGCAGTCTTACCCATTCCTGGTCTAGCAGCTATGATAACAAAGTCAGGATCTACCCAACCGCAAAGAGTGTTATTAAGCTCCATAAAGCCTGTGTTTATGCCTAACAGCTGACCACTAACAGCAGCATCACGACCTTCATTTAGCTGCATAATGATTTGGTCTATAGTCTTTTCGTATATATTACCAAACTCTTGCAATCCCATAAGTTGTTTACCAAACGTAGCTAAAGTATCATCAGTAGATTCAGCACCATCAAAGGCCGATACCTCCATTAATCTGCCCAAGGTTGCTAACTTTCTACGCTTGTATAATTCTATTACTACCTCTATGTGTGTGTTTAGATGAGCAGTAGATACGACACTATTCGTAATCTTTGATAGGTATAAGGCTCCTACTTCTTCAGAATGTTTATTATCTATAAGTCGTTGGAACACAGTACTTAAGTCTATTTGTATGTTCTTATCATACATCTGCTTTATTGTTCTAAATATTAGTTGGTGTCTTAAATCGTAAAATATTTCCTCGTTTAAGTAGTTGACTACTAAAGGCAAAGCTCTTTTGTCTAGTAGGATTGAGCCTAGAATATTCTCTTCTAGCTCGAGGTTTTTAGGTAAGTTTATAACATCCATTATTTAAGCTTTATTTTAGTTGTTTGTGATACTTCAGTATTGAACTTTGATGAGTTTCTCTTCCAGGTTCTTATAGCTGCTTTCCAATCCTTCATAGGGTTTTTACCTACTAACCAACCATTTGATTCATAATGATCTAAAAAATAAGAACCATCCAATGATATAAAACCAATTTCTTTTGCATACTCATTAACTTCACTTGCCGTAGGCCTTATAAACTTAGTATTCTTTATATATAGTTTAGAAGTATTAGTATTACTTATAGGGGCACTTTCACCGACATCGGTGTTTGTCGAAGTCGGTATATCATAAACTACGTGGTTCCATCCACTAAAGTGTCCTGAATCATTAATAACCTTTACTGAAATGATATAACCTTTTTCCTGTAGCCCTTTAAAAACCCTATCAAGTGTACCTTTAGAACAACCTACTCTTTCGTGTAAAGTAGTTTTATAGATAACCCAATCGTGTCTAAGACTTAATAAAAAAATAAGTAAACCTCTTTCTTCCAAGCTTAATCCAAAGTTTCTGATAATCTCGTTATCAATAGAAGTAAATCTATCTACTGATTTACTTTTAATAATCATTCCTGTATTCATAACATAAAAAAAGGGCTTCGGAATCCAAGCTAGTCGCATTAGCTTTTCATCCTCCACCCTAAAAATCTTAAATGGATATGCGACATCCTGCAACAAAGTTATACATTTTCAAATAACTCTATTGTTTTAAATATTTCAAATGCTACGTGAGGAACTATAGCGTTTCCATAGGCTTTAATTGACTCTCTGCACCACTTAGGAATGGTAATAGAGTCCAATTCGTGGGAAAGCCCATCATCTCCTCCACGAACGCAGGGTGAAGCTGGGAAGCCTTCCCAACCTTTTGAGCAATATTGTGCTTCAAATTGCTCCTCCTGTCGAACTTTTCTGAAATTTTGGCTGTGCCTCCGTGATGATCCGAGGCCATCGGTGTTGGAAGGAATCCCATCGCTATAAAATGAGTCAGGTACATTACTCTTCTCTCCCCTCCATAAATCTCCTTCCTCTTGTTTACCTCCTCCATTGTTGGTATATCTATTCTCGTGCAATTCGGAGTTGGCAATAGTCCCCTCTTTACCATTCTCGTCAAACTGTTTTGTCTGTCCCCTATTCCTGCTTTTTCTGCTTCTGATGCCATCGGAGTAGGCAATAAACCAAATTCGTTCTCTTCTATGGGGTGCGTCTTTACCTGCAGCTGGAATAAGAAACGACTGGACTTCATATCCTTCCCTTTCCAAGTCAGAGCACACCTCGTGGAATACCAATCCCCCTCCCCAACTAACAAGTCCACGAACGTTCTCACCAATAATCCACGTGGGTTCAATCTCCTTGATTGCTCTAAGCATTTCAGGAAAGAGGTGTCTTTCATCGGCTTTCCCAAGACGTTGTCCTGCTGATGAGTATGGTTGGCAAGGGAATCCTCCGGTGAGGATGTCAATTTCTCCTCTGTGAATAGAGAAGTCTGTTTTAGTAATGTCATTATAACTTTTTGATGTTGGAAAATGATGTTTAAGAACTTTTTGGCCGAACTCATTCCATTCGCAATGAAAAATATTGTCCCAGCCCATCCAATGTGCAGCTAAATCAAAGCCTCCAATACCTGAAAATAAACTTCCGTGTGTCATATTGAAGGATTTTTAGATATGATTCTAAATGCTACTACTCTTTCTTTATCTAAGTGCTTAATCATAAACTTCTTCCTAGCAATAGGGTTTAATGACTCTCTGATGCTCTGTGCTGTCACTTTAGACTTCCTACTAGCTGCTGCTATAGATTTAAAATGAATCTCTTCCTTGTTGTCTATAAACACCATTCTAACTGGTATATTATTCTCCATCCCCTTTATCTCTTGACTCATATGGTTTAAAATGGTTTTTTAGCCCTTTTATAAATTGTTTGTTATTATACTTAAACTCTCTTTTGACGAAGAACTCTTCATCGATTTCTCCTCCATCCATTGCGTTGGGATATACGAGAATGTCATCATCGTAAAAGTTCCTAACCATACCTGTGTCGTATAGTACGACTTTCCAAACTGTGTTTGTATCGCTTCCGTAGTCGATCCAGGCGATTGCTTTTCCGTACCCAAGAGGAGTGTGAACATCGATAGTATTTTTTAATTGGTAAATCATTTTTTTATTAATTCTTTAAGTTCTACTAATGCCATTGCAGAGCAATAGACAACAATAAAAACTGGTACTGCAATAAAAAAAAATTTTAACATCCCTATTGTTGCTTTCATTGTTATTTCTTTAAAGATATTTTAAATGTAGTTGTAGATACTCTAGGAGCTGGGTGAACCATCTCACCAGTCTCAGGATCAACCATAGGTGTATTAATAGTCCTTAGCATCTTTTCCCTTTCTTTAAGAGCATACTTAAGTGACTCTACTTCGTTGTTAAGCTTAGTCCAAGCATAATCTTGGTCATAGATATACTTAACACCTGATTCTATCTTAGTAACCTCACTACCTAAGACATCAGCCTTGCCACCAGGGTACTTAGCTAGTTCATCTACTACTAACTCTCTAAGCTCACTACGAACACCATCAAATAATTGTGCGATGGCATCCATACGAACTAATGTTTCTAGTGCACTATCTCCTGTCTCTTTAAAGTGCTCTACAATAGTTGTCTTGATTAAGTCATTGTTAAACTTACTCGGTTCATAGGTAGACAGTTCTACCTTTGGTAAAAATATTTCTGTACTCATTATTTTTTTGTTTTACTTGTGAATGATTCTTTTTTAGACTTAAGCAACATAAGTAAGGCTTTGTCGCCATCTATGTATTGCTTGTATCCGTAATATATATCTACTAACTCCTTATTTTTTGTGCAGTCAGTAATCTGCTTGATTAATTCTACTCTATCGATTACTACTTCTACTAACTCTTCTACTTCTACCTCTTGTACGACAGGTTTTTTGGGCTCATCTTTAGCCCTAGCATCTGCTTTCGCATCTGCAAAGTCCATCTCCTCAGCAGGTGTAGCCTCGAACCCAGCTGCCTTCATTAACCAGGCTAACAAATTACGATACGCTTTACCAATAGCCCTAGTTTGAGCCATAGAGAGAATAGCGTATTCATCAAAGTAACGCTTGGTTTTTTCGGCATTGGTACATAAAGCAATACCGACAGCAACAACAGAACCAGTAGTAATATTGCGAACTTCACAAGTCGCCATATATTTGATAGTAGTTTCATTTGACAAGTCTTGAGTAGATGTAATAATTGGCATCAATCCTAGTGAAGCTCCAGCAAATTGCCATCCTTCCACATTAACGAATTGTTTACCTTGAATGTTAGACGATAAGCCTTTCTCTTTGATTAGCTTAGATAACTCTGTGCTTAATTTAAGCATCGAATCCTTGTTGATTAATTCATACGAAGGACTAGTTGTTTGTAGTTCCATAGTTTAAATTTTTTGGTTGTGTTTCTTGATAATAATAAGCTTCTCTTGTAGGATACTTTTGCCATATAGACAAGATTGATTCCATTAGTTCAAGATTGGCTTGTGAATAATTGATTTGATGGATAATCTTAGCGATGAATAATCGCTTTTCAGAATCATCCCATAGTGCGAATTGACTTAGCATACTTTATGTGTTTTTTGGTTGGTAAATTAAGTTTAAGTAAGAATCTAATTTCATCGAATTGCTCCTGGTAGATGTCATTAGTCTTTAGGTCTTGTTGATGCATACGCAATCCGTGTAGGACAGTTGTATGGTCACGAAAAAATAACCTGCCTATTGAGGCAACTGTGGCCCCTACGTAAGTTTTTAGAATGGCATAGCACATATTCCTAGTAAGCACTAGAATGCGTGATCTATCTTTAGACAAGGCATCCTTGTATCTTACGTTCATCTCTTTACAAACAAACTGAATTAATGCTTCTCTATCTGGTTCTTCAAAGGTTAATATTCCTGGCATAGCGTAGTAATGTATTTTATTCGGTGAAATCATATATTTGGTTTTTTAATTCTTCTATCTTCTTGCGATAGAAAGCTTCTACAATCTCAATCATCTCTTCGTCAGCCTTGGCCAACCTAGTGCGAATCTTATAAGGTGTGTACCCTGTAATCTCACAAATCTTTTTTATATCGCCATACTTAAGCAAGGCACGATAGTCTCTAATTAGCATCTTTTAGTTTTTTATATAGTTTATAATGTCTGTCTATGCTACGCATAGCTCCTTCAATCGATGTAAAATAATCACCTCTCCAATAGTAGAACTTATCTAGGGGTTTTTTGGAGTCCCAATGGATAAACATACCACGATAGATGTAATCTTTTTTAAGCCTTTGGCCATCTATGGTTATCATAAAATAATCCTTAAGGCCTTTTTGTTTTAGATGGGCTGGTGTAGGGTGCATACTTATTCAATTATGGAGTAAATAGTTTCAGTTACCTCTTTAGTAGGCTTTAAAGATACTCCACTAGCAGCCTTAATAAACTTTTCGTAGGCACTATCTTTGTCAGCACTAATGGAACTATCTACATACTCACCATCCTTTTCGGTATAGTATCTTACACCACCTGTGATAGTATTTGTTTCTGTAATGAACTCGAATTTAGACATATTATTAGGGTTTTTGGGTTACTTTATTAAGTTTTTGGTGCCTTTGGAAATAAGATTGAACTCCACTTGAATTGATTTGGCTCTGCATATTCTCATAATACACAGGATCAAGGAAGGTTTTTGATAGGTAGTTAAAATAGACTTGCTCACCAGGTGAGAAGTTTTTGCCAGTAAGACTACACTTGCAGCCATACTTGACGGTAATTAATTCAAATGACATAGATGGGGTTTTTGTTTTGTTTGACGAAATTAAGGGTTTTTTGTTATTGTTAAGGATTTTTAGCAGGTTTTTTGTTAAGGTAATGATAAAAGATTTTTGCCTTTACAAAAGATTTTTGGCCCAAGGGGATTTTTAGCAGGTTTTTGCCGAGGGGTTTTTGGCAGGTTTTTGGCATAACATAAAATTATCAATTAGTTGCATAAACAACTAATGTTTAAACATTGATGTTATAACATTGATATTTTACAATTTGCTTAGCTTACAATAGCATAAAAATGCAATTTAAACCTATTTTAAGGCCCCTGGCTAGTTTCTTTTTTCTTAGTTGTTACTTTGTACATTAAAATTAAATTTAGGGCCTAGAATTGGCTGTATTAATTAGCTAGGTATTGGGCCCAGCTGCTTTTTTCTTTTTGCTCCTGGCTTAGCTCCTGGGTTACTTTGTCAGCCATTGCCTGCAGCTTCTTATAGTAAAGATCCTGCAGGAATTCAAGCCAATACCTTTGCTTAGGATCATTAAGGGCCTGTATCCTTTTAATTTTGTTTTTAAGTGCATAAATATTCATAGAATAATTATTGGTTAAGATAAAAGCCCAAATGAATGGGCCTTTATTTCGGCTAATATCAAGCCATCATCAGTTAACCTATGCTAGTTTAGAACCAAAATTTAATAAGTATGAACGCTTAAAATTATGACATCCAATTTTGATAATATCGCCTATTTCATCTACTCTGTAACTTAAAAGCTGCTCACCAACTTGTAAAGTATTGTCTTTTATTTTATTGTGTAGTCGCTTTGCTAATTCGATTGGTATTTGTACGGCTTGCGTAGTTTCAATTCTGTTATCATTCAAGCGTAAAAAATCTAAATTGAAACCGCTATAAACTCGGCTTGTTTCAAAATTAAACCACTTTTTTAGTTTCTCTTTGTATTCTATTTTTTGAGCTTTCTCTTTTTTAGCTCTTTCTATTCTTAAAAGCTCCTCTTTTTTGGTCATATACTCTAAATTCTCTTTTTTATCTTTAATAGATAAAACAGCCATTAAAGTTACTGGTATCTGAATACCAAAATAATTAGCGTAAGTATTCACCTGGTTAGATAATCGGCCCAATTCGTTTAAATATATTTCTGGCTTTTTTGCCTTTCTAAGTTTGAAAGCCTCCATTTCAGCTAATTGTAACCATCCATTAAAGTTATCGGTATGTGTACCATTAGGGTTATAGCAATAAATTTTATTATATTGTCTAGTTGCTGACCTTACTATACTTACTTGCTTACCTGTTGTATTTGAATAAGTACGAAAGGTAAATAACATAACCTCGATACCTTGTTGATTGGTTACTATTTTAGCAATAGGGAAATGTCTACCATAACTATAGATGGCTTTGCCGTCAAAATAAAACGAACCGCTTGAATTTCGGCCAGTTGGTTGTGATTGGTTAGCGTAAACGTGAGCTAACTCGGAGTTGGTGAATACGTTTTTCATTGTGTGTTTGTTTAAGGTTATTTTATATAAATTGTAAATTCAGGGCCATATGCTAGGCGGTATTCATTAACGAGGTATTTAGCCTCTTGTAATGTTTTGGCTTCATCGATTAGCTCTTTGCCATACATAGAACTCGCATAGATTTTGTAGTTTGTTTTCATTGTGTTATTTTTTAAATGATTGGTAAATAGTTTTAATTAGTGCATATAGTAAGATACTAGCAGCACTTAATAGGATAAATTCAAATAGTGTGATGTGTGTCATTGTTAATAGTTTTTAATGATTAAGGTAATAAGTAACTTACCGACATTGGCGATAAGAATACAAAATAAAATAAGCTGAGCAGCGAATAAGTAGATCATTGTTAGTGGTTTTATTGAGACAT